CATCTGTAAAGATGTGTTTTATCTTGTAATATTGATTATCATATTTTATACGACAAGCATAATTTATTTCAGGGTCATAACGAACTGTAAATTCAACACTCGAGTTAGGAAGAGCAGCTTCTTCTGAATATTGAGTGTTTCCGCTTAATAATCTAAAGTTAGCCCAACTTTCTTTAAGAAAAACATAAGTTTCTATAGGGGTTCCAACAGCATTTGTAGTTGTAATTTCCTTTTCGAAAGTAATAAACCTATTAAATGCACTGGTTATCATTAGAAAATAAGAATTTTATAAGAATCAAGTATTTTTTCGAATGCTTTAGTATCTCTGCTGGATGTAAAAGTATACGAACTACGTTCCCCATCATAAAGGTCCCCTATTTTTATAAGAACTGCTTGTTTTATATCTTCTGGGCAAACTGCATATCCTGTTTTAAAAGTAATAATAAGGGGGTCTGTATCAAGATAAGTATCAAATTCAAGATAAAATCCATTTTTAAAGGCCCTGGTTTTTTTAGGGGTTATATTTGTGGAATTATCTGTAACTACAGAAGTTAAAGAATAAAAGTTTCCTTCATCATAAAAAAAAGTATCGGAACAAAAATTATCTATTGTAAGAACATTACTTGTTAAAGAAATATCCTTCCCAATATACTCTTCAGCTTTTTTAGTAGCTGCAAAAATTAATCTCGAGATATAATCATCATCAAGTTCAAAACTTTCATCAACTCTTAAATGTCTTTTAGCTTCATCAAGAGTTACAGGATATGTAAGTTTGGTTTTTATAATTTGGTTAAGAGGAGATTCCTGTGCAAGTATAGACATTTTTTTTAGATATTTTTTATTAAAATAAAAAAGGAGGAGGAATTTTTAGGAACCTCCTCCTTTATATTTTATTGTTTAGGTTTTAATTAAACAACTGAAGCATCATTCATGATAGCAAAAGCAGATGGGTTGAAGCATCCGGTATCTGCTAACATAATAGCAGTTAAGTTGATAAGACCTTTCTTAGCATTGCTGAATGGGTCAACAACGATTTCTACACCGTTACCCCATATTCCAACTGCATGTCTGGAGAAATCTCCAAGATAGATTTTATCGGTATTAGCGTGAGGAACACCATAAGCAGGGTATCCATTAACCTCATTATTCTGCCAGATAGCTCCTTCGTCGCTAAGATAAGCAGTTTTCTTGAGATAAGCTTTTACACTTGGGGTAGTAACATAAACTGCTGGGCCAATATTAAGTCCGCCAAGAGAAGCTTCCATCTGAACTAAATCAGAATAAGTAACTGGGCCACCACCGAAAGCTGAAATCTGAGTTGCAGCATCTGTTTCGAGAGTATCGAATACGTCATTTGCAACTGCATTCCAAAGACCATTTACAAGGTTCTGAAGAATTGCCTGATAGATTCCAGGGTTAGTCTGTGCAAGAGTTTCTCTTGAAATAGCCTGAGTATGAGTAACTCTACGTGCAGCAAGAGTAAGAGAACCTGGAGCCATATTAGCTGAAGCAGCAGAAGCATCTTCTGCTACGAAAGCTGCGGTATCTTCTGCCATATAAGGAAGAACTAAGTTTCCATTTAGGCCTGTGAAGAAAGTGATACCAATTTCACGAAGAAATGCTTCTCCAGGTGAAGTTAAAATATCAACTCCGTCCATTACCTGCTTGTTAATCAAACCGGTATTAGTAGTTGTGATAATAGGGTCAGCACGAAGTTCAAAAGTAGAACCACCTTTACCATCAACAGCACTCTTTAGCCAATCCATAAAACGAACTGAAGTAGATTCTACAGTTTCGTCTCTTTCTTCAGCTTCAGTTTCAGCTGTCATTTTATTAAGTGATTCCATTCTCTGGAGTCTCTCAATATCTTTAGTAAGCTTTTCTACATCTGTATTATAGCCTTCCCATTCTCTTGTCTGTTCGTCAGTAAGAGATTCATTCTTGTTTAAGCCTTCCATTTTTTCGATAAGGCTTGCTCTTTTAGAAAGGAGCTCGTTGATTTTCTTCATAATAGAAAAATTAATTTATTTTTAATTTTAAGACTTTTAATCTTCTTTGATAATAATCTGAATTATTTTTTGGGTCTCTTAAACTATTTATCCTTTCTGCTTCTTCCAATTCTTTAATAGAACGTGCAGCAACCTCTGTATTTGGATATGCGGGGTCAACTACAACGGAAACATCAAATAGACCTGTAATTTTATTGATTTCTCTGGTTCTTATACCAGTATCATCTATACCCCATTTTACACCTTCGGGGTCATCAGCTCTAAATGCAAAGGAATTTCCTTTTAAGATACCTCTACGAATGAGATTATAAATGTCAGCGACATAAGAAACCTCCATGGGAATTTCGGCTCTAAAACCTAAACCTTTTTCATCTGAGAATAGAGTAAGAGAATCAGGATAACGTGCAAGAATTTTATTCTTGTCATGGTTGAAAAGTAATTTAACATCCAAATCCTCTCTTTTTAAAACATCATCAAATGAACCACGATTTAAAGTTTCATAGAAAAGCTTATTATTTTCGGCAATTAATCTTGACCTGATGCCAAATCTTGCAGCATATCCTACTATGAACCTTTTACCTTTTTCTTCAACAGAACGAAGTTCAGCCTGGTCGTTGTCGAAAAATCTTGTTTCGATATTAGTTATCATACTTTATATATCATTTTATTTTTTAACAGGGTCTGAGACTTTCTTTTTTATAATTGGGTCTCTTGTTATAATAAAACCATCATTAGTTTTTATAAATTTAGTTCTGTTTTTATCTTTTACCGCATTGGTGTTTCCTACTGGTGCTCCCATAATTTAAATATATTTTTATTTTCCTTCTTTAGCTCCTCTATTCTCTAAACTTCTACCAGGTCTCTTGAAAGAACCACCTTGTTCTGGAGATTTTTCATATTTAGCTCCTATTCCTATTCCATTATATTTTATACCAAGAATCTTTTTAAGGTCTTCTTTTTTAACATATCTTTGAGCAATAACCTTTTCCCCGTGAAAAGAATACATGCTATTAGCTGATTTTATTTGCTGGTTATCCCTTATTTTATTACCAACATGGGGCCTCCATTTCTCATCTCCTTCAATCCATTTACCCCCGGGGTCTCTATATCCTCGTTGTTTAAGAACCGTTCTACTAATATAAAGTCCTTCTGCTTTGCTATCTAAAAACCATTCATAATGGCTTTTTCCTCCTCCTCCGTCCTCTTCTAAGTATTGTCTTATTATTGAATCAGGCATTTTCTCGGGTTGATAAACCCGGATGTCATCTTTATAATATGGAACTACGGATTCTGAAGGGGTAAAATCATAGCCTCTTGTATTTTCATAAGGGACCCCCATTGTACCAGCAATATCCCATTCATCTGAAGTTAATGGTGCAGGGATGCTCTTGTCATATTCCCATCTCTTTTTCAACTCATCTATTTGGTCGTATAAATCACTGGCCTCTTCTCTATATTTTTCATCTCCAGTTTCTCTCCATTTAGCATATAGAGCTTCCTGTTGAGCCTCAAGCTCAGCTAATTTTTTTTCATCCTCCTCTGTGAACTTGTCCCATCCCTCTTCTTTGCTTCCAAAACTTTTGTGATAGACCTTTCCCTCAGCATCTATTACAGGCAAGCCCCCTGCTCCTTGGCAGTAATTAGAGTCTTCAGTAGAGTACTTGCCTTTTTTACAAGCATTAGTATTTCCTTCTTTAGCCCCTCTATTCTCTAAACTTCTACCAGGTCTCTTAAATGAGCCTCCTTGTTCAGGAGATTTATTAAGTCCCTTTCCAATGCCCAAACCTATACTATCATATTTAATCCCTGCTAATTTTAAGACAACATCCTTAGATATAAATATTTCTGCATATTCAGCTGGTTTCCCATTATAATATCCTTGAGCATTCCATCCCCAATTAAATCCCCCAGATTTATATTTCTCAAGGAAGATTCCTGAAAAATCTCCACCATATCCATAAGTCTCTTTAGCATATCCTGGAGTAAGAACCTTTAAAACATCTTCTAAAATAGGTTTCCCCTCTTTATACCCCCATGTATGTTTGGATTGTAAAAACTCCTTAATATCTTCTTCACTTATAGCTTCAGGATTTATAGGTTTCCATTTGGAATATTTCTGAAAATCTTCAGGTCCAACTGTTGCAAACTTTCCAAATCCTGTGCCTTCACAATAATTAGAATCACTTGTAGCAAACTTACCTTTTTTACAAGCATTAGTATTTCCTTCTGGAGCACCTCTATTCTCTAAACTTCTACCAGGTCTTTTGAAAGAACCACCTTGTTCCGGGGAGACTTTTATATCTTTTCCTATACCGATATTTATATTTTTTAATTCAGGTCTTGAAAGAAGTTCTTTTTTATAATCCTGTATAAAATCATCATTTAAATAAGGTTCATTAATATAATTTACTAAGCCTAAATTATCATCTTTAAAATGTTCAAAATAGTTATTTAAAAGAGCTGCTGAAACATTTGATGTATTAAATACATCAGATAAAGTATATCCTGAAAACCATTCTTCCCATTCTTCACTTCCAAATTCCATTCCTTCTGGGGTATTTTCTGAAGTCCACCAATCCAAAATCTCTGAAGAAAAATCCATTATATCTTCTTCAAAAACTTCCTCTGATAATCCTATCCCGCCAAAAAAGTCTTTGACTTCTTGGTCTAATTCCTTGATGATATAATAATTACCAAGCAAATCAGCAAGATATTCATTATTAAATTCCCCCTTTTCTAAATATTCTTTAAATCCTTTTTTGAATTTTTCCGGGGCATCTTCATAAATCTTTTTTACAACTTCTTCATCAGTTAAGTCTTTTTTCCCACCTGAGCCTTCACAGAAATTAGAATCTGAAGTAGAAAACTTACCTTTTTTACAAGCATTAGTATTTCCTTCTTTAGCTCCCCTGAAACTTCTTTCCGGAGTTTTTGGGGGGGCTGGTACTGTTGGAGGATTTGTTGGAATAACTGCTCCTGTTTTTGATATAACTCCATAGTTAAGAGGCATAATATGAACGTCTCCACCTTCGAAAGTTGGTAAACCTTCAAATAAACAAATCTGGTTGCTGGTTAAAGCACCTAATTCATTTCTCATTGATTTATAGTAAGCTGTTTTAGCAGCTGTATCAAGCTCTAATAAGGAATTTAAAGCAAATTCTATACTCTTTCCTTCTACTCTTTCTTCTTCTGTCAATAATTTAAACTCAAGTTCCTGTCTATACATACGAGCTATAGAAGAAATTGTGTTTACTTTAAAATCCAAAGCCATTTGTTCAACATTGTTGAACTTGGAATATTCCATTATACCCACCATGTGAGGGGGAACTCCATAAAAACTTGCAACTTGTGCTGCATCGAATTTCTGCCCTGTTATAAACTGTTGGTCTACAACATTTAAGTTAAGCTCCTGGATTTCTGTAAAAGGAGGAAGAGTAATAATTTTTCCTGCATTTCCAACTCCGACGTTTACATCTCTAAATTTTTGAACTGCTTCAACAACTGTTTTCTGAAAGGCTGCATCCGGAATAGTGCTTTTTAACACTTTTGGAGTAAAAGCATTATTCTCAAAAAATGTATCTATAGTAGATTTTGATTTAAAAATAGTGCTCATGTTCTGCCTTTGAGCTTCAAGAGGATTTATACCCCAAAAAGAATTTTTGGTAGTCATCTTAAAGTGCAAAACTTCTGAGGAATTTATAAGTTTTTCTTTGGTTTTATTAGTTCCAGACTGAGGTTCATAATAAATGTAATAAAGCTCAGAACCCTTTATTTTATATCCCCCGATATAATTACTGGGGATAAAATGTAAACCCGTTACTTTTCCCGTCCCCCTATTTCTTGAAATAAGAGCAAAAGAGTTCCCTTTAAAATTACGATTATATTCCAAAGCACTAAAAAAACTTTGAGAATTTATAATTTCATCTGGGCTATAATGCAAGAATTTATAACGATAATCCAATTTATCTGGTAAATGTCCTTTATCCGAATCCTGATAAATGTGTAAAGGTAATCTTGAGATTGTATCAGAAAGGATTTTAATGCAAGTAATAACTACACTGATTTTTTCTGCATCTGTTGCTGGATTATAGTCGTTTTTAGAACCAAGAGATAATGGAATAGCTATATTGTCATTATAGATTTCATTAGTCCCTAAGTAAACCGGATTTGGAGTTCCAGAACTATTAAATCCCCATCCACGGAGCAGTTCTTTGGAGTTTTCAAACATAATTAATTAATTATTTGTATTATTTATTCTCGATTTTATGAGCTTAAATCATAATTATATGATTTGGTCCTATCTATAAAAGCCCCAATAGACATAGCAGTCGAAACAGCACCATCAATACTTTCTAATGATTTGTTTTTTAACCACTTAACATTATTATTGCCGTCCATATAAGTAACAACATTCTTGAAATTCCATCTTAATACAGGATTATTCTGAAAAGTAATATCTCCATCAAAAATTAATTTTTCGAGATATTTTATAGGTTGATTAAATCTTGCTGCAGTTTGTTGAAAAGCTTCACAATAAATTCCAAGGTCCTGTAAACGGGGAATAAGAAGAGCACTGTTGAATTTATCATAATAAAGAAGTTCTAACTGAAATTTATCATTTAACTCCTGAATTACTTTATAAAGATAATCATAATCAATAGTTGGGGTAGAACATTGATGTATATAATTATTTGCTATCCAATACTTTAGGTCGATTCCTCCTTTCCTAATTCGTTTTTCTGGATTATTTGCAAAAAAGAAGAGAGGAAATACATAAAAATGTCCATCTCTATTAAAAGTAAGAGTAAGAGCTGTAAGGTCTCGTGTAGAAGAAAGGTCTATTCCAAGATAAGCTTTTTCTCCTTTGAAATCATCAATATTAAGATTTTTAAATCTGGTTTTTATTAAATCTGAAGGAACCCAGCTTGCAGACTGGTCTAAGAATATATTTAGGTTTTTAGTCAAAAAGTTTGCTTTCTGTGTAGGCAAGTTTTTAGCTTGATTCCATTCTGTAATAAGGTCTTCAAGATATAAAGTCTGATTTATAGAAGGATTTGATTTTATCCAGTTTTTAGGGTCTTCATAATCATCTCCTTCATCCAAACAAAATAGCATATAAAAAAAGCTATCATCTTGTATTTGTTCTTCTAAACATCTTTTTCCATTTTCTACAAGGTCATAAGCTAAAGATTCTACACTAAAACCTGCTGTTGTAACAAGAAAAATAATAGGATTTTCTCGGGCAAGAGTTCCTGATTTTATAACATTAAAAAGCTGATGTTCATCCACCATAGCATGACACTCATCAATAAGTGCTGTTGACGGGGAATATCCATCCAATTTATTAACATTTGAAGAAAGTGTTTTTGAATAACCCCCCTTTCTCTTGTCCCTAAACCGTATCATATATCTTTGGGGGTCTAATCTTTTCTCAAACGCGGGCGAATGTTTTATTATACCGGTCGCGTATTGAAGAGCAATTTGTGCCTGTTCTCGAGAGTTAGCAATTAATAAACTTTGTGGGTCTTCAATTTTTTCTCCTAATAATCCATAAAGTTGTAAAAGGGATGCTAAAACTGTTTTTCCATTTTTTCTTGCTATAAAAAGATAAGCATAACGATATTTTCTTTTGTTTGTGTTTTTGTAATAAAATCCATAAACATTCATAATAAAGAAAACCTGAAATGGAACAGGAATAAATCTTTTATATTGATTATCTATATTAATTTTAGCAAAATAGAAAAATCTAAGAACTCGATTTATTTCTTCATTTCTAAATTCGAGGTCTTCTCTTTTTAAATCATTCCTATATCTTTTTATAGCTAATTTTATCCATTTATTGGATACAATTCTTCCTTCTTCTATACCATCGACCCAGTCTTTAACCATGTCGTAGCAAATGTCCAAATATGATTCTATGGAAACGTCTTTATTCATTATCGAAAACCTTGTCGAATTCGTCGTCTCTCATTGCTTCTTCAAGCTTTAATTTTCTTCGGTCCCTTGGAGTTATTCCCAAAATGCCCCATCCTGCTTTAACTTCTTTAGTTAACATTTGATAGACCAAAAGTTCTGGGGTCATTCTCCTACCCCATTTTGAATCTTCTATAGTCCCATGTAAAAGCAACGATTCTTTAGCGTCTTCAAGAAGACCAATATTGAAAATTAAATCATCAATAAAAAAATCATCAATATCTTCATGGTTTCCTTTGTTTTTTAATAAATCAATAATTTGAGCTTTTAAAAAGGATTTATTCATAACGAAAGTTTTATTTATATATCTTTTATTGAAAAGAGGTGGAAAATATCATTTTTCTTCAAAAATATTTTTTTATTTGGGAAATTATTCGTATATTTGTACTGTAAACTTAAAACTTAAAGAGATGAAAACATTAACTAAAGTTGACCATTTAAAATCGATGATGAAATCTTGTTTTGCTTATGGAGGATTAGAGAAAAATTCTTTTAATTATAAGGAATATATTCTCAAGTTCAAAAAAGAAATGCCTCAAAGCACTTTTTATCGGGTCTATAATACATACAAAAAGTATCTTAAGAAAAATTATAAAGTTCTTTATAATACTTCTACAGATTCTGAAGGAGGTTCATATAACTCTTTAGAGAAAAAATAATGTCAAAATATTTTTTTCCTAAGGAAATTATTCGTATATTTGCTTTGTAAACATTTAAAAACATAAGAAAATGAAACTTACAAAAAAAGAAATCAACAAGATGATTAACTGGGACGCTCTTTACTCTATGAAGCCCGACGAAAAATCTGAACTGCTTTTTGGCCTAAGAAATGTTAAAGGCCCTCACGGTAAGACTGGTCCAGTATGGGAGCAAATCTATAAATGGATTCTGTCCAGGTCTCCTGAAAAATATAAGGAGATTCTTAAAGATATGGAGCACTGGGGAGATTTAGGCTCTTGGGAGAAGTTTATTAAGGAATACACCGACTTAAGCGTTATGCACATTTTTCTTAAAAAAGCTGATAATGAGGACGATTTTGTTAAAGAGGTTGCCGGTGTAATCGAACTCGTTGCTATTGGTCAAAAAAATACTGAAGGGATTTATAATGAGGTGATACTCCTTATGAAAACTATGGAGGCTGAACACAGGTTCCCTGTAATGAGTAAATGGGCAGAGATTATGATTGGGGCGATAAAAATAAAATATGGAGAAAAATAAACTTTAAAACATAGAAAAATGAAAAACCCGTTGGAATATTTAGGAATCGAAAGAAGATTAGGCAATATAGCAGGAATACTTGCTGTTTTAACCTTTCTTTTAGCTTTCCATCTTAGCCTAATCAACCGTTATATTAGGAAGAGCAATGAGTTTCGCAAACAGGAGATTGAATTATTGCAAAAAATAGTTGATAAAACATCATTGTAATAAAGAAAAGATTTATTTACACTGTAATTAAAAATTAAAGAGATGTTAGCAACGATTAAGGTTTTTAAACCATGGGAAAGACAAAACCACGCGGTAGTAATGTCTACATTGAAACCTCTCATAGATAACAGAGGTTTGGA